AGCAAATCCGGATCTCAGAGATAATGCGGATGCTTTGTCAAGCGTTGCAGCGGCCTCTATTTTGCTTGCAAAGGCAAGTGGTATGGAATTGGCTCCGGCAACTGATAGTCTCATGACACTCATGAACAAAATGAGTATTGAGGCAAAGGATGCTGCAGGAACGGTTGATATTCTTGCGGCGGCTTCTTTAGCCGGTAAATACCGAATGAATGAGCTTGCGGATGGACTTACTCAGTTTGGTAATACGGCGAAGGCTCTCGGAATGGGGATAGTTGAGGATTCCGCGTTACTTCAATTAAGCTCAACCTTTAAATCGGCGGGGGAAGGGGCTGCGGAATCCGGGGCCCACATCCGGAAATTCTTAATTGTCCTTGAGAACATGAAAACGGTTTCCCCTCAAACGAGCGGAGCCCTTCGAGGACTTGGGGTAAATACAAAGGCCCTGGCAAGTTCAACCGTTTCTCTTTCTGACAAATTGGAAATGCTTCAGAAGATCCAAAACAAGGGCGCGCTTATCGATAAATTATTCGGTCCCCGGAATGCGGAATATGTCAAGGGCCTTTTAGCTCATGCTGGAGCCCTGGAGGGAATTATTGAAAAAACGAAAGAGAAGGGGGCGGCTTCAGAAATGGCAGAGAAACGAGAGGCAACCTTTGGAGAGGCGATCAAACGATTGAAAGCAGCCTGGGTGAATTTCCTTATTGGGTCCGGTAAAGGCGGAGGTGCGCTTGAATACCTTCAAAAGGGAGTTGAATTTTTAACAAATCATCTCCCCACAATTGCAAAATGGACCGGAATAATTGTAGGGGCTTTTATCAGTTGGTGGGCGGTTATGAAAGTTTTCAGAATTGCCATGATTGCTTACAATATAGTTCTTGGAATTTCATCCGCCCTGCAGGGAGCGTCCGCCCTTGCTCTTGTTGGTAATACGATTGCATACGGAGCTTATAGGACCGTCGTCGTATTGGCAACCGCCGCTCAATGGTTGTTAAACGCGGCTATGCTTGCCAATCCAATCGGGTTAATCATTATTGGAATTGCCGCGCTGATCGCTCTTGTAATTGCGGTGATAAAATACTGGAATCAATGGGGGGCCGCGGTTGCAATATTCATGGGTCCTCTTGGGATGCTCATAAGTCTAGTAATGGCATTCCGGAGAAATTGGGATATGATCGGAAAAGCATTTACGGACGGCGGGGTAATTGCCGGATTAAAAGCCATTGGAGTTACAATCCTTGATTTTCTTTTACAGCCCATTGAACAGCTTTTGAAGTTGATAGGAAAACTTCCCAAATGGCTCGGCGGAGGTTTGGCAAATGATGCCGCAAGCGGAATCGATAAACTCCGGAAGGCAATGGGAGTAAATACCGAAACAGACGAAAGCGGAAACCCATTACCGGATAAACCGGCGGTTAATCCTACAGTTCAACAAGAAATCTCTTTAAATAAGATGCTTCAGGTAATGCAAGCAAAGGCAACCATTACGCTCGTTGATCCTGATAATAAAGGAAACATAAGCGGAGGTGGTCCGGGTATTGACATCCGAAGAGTTTCAACTCATCCTGCAGGATCATGAGCTTTGATTTATCCTTAGTAGAAACGGAAAACGGCGGCGATATTCAATTAGTGACCAATGATTTAGTGGTGGTTAATGGAATTGAAAATCAGCCCTACCTGGCAATGTTTGGTGGAAACAAAGTTTCAACTCCCACTGATCTTGCATCGATTCCAAATGGAACTCAGAGGAGAGATTTTTGGGGAAATAGTTTATTTCTCTCTTCTGATTTGAACGCGCAGTTTAATTCAACTCTTGAAAGGATCTTGAATGAAACAGAATTATCAAGTTCCGGAAGGATAAAGATTCAAAACGCAATTAAAGACGATTTGAGTTTTCTTTTTCCAAATGGGAAAATAACGGTAACGGTTTCAATTATAGGGCCTGACAGAATTGATGTTTCTCTTATTGTATTTCAGCCTATAACGGACAAACAAACATGGGCTTTCCAGTTCAAAAAATTAATAAATGGCGATTGGGTTATTGCGGACTTTAATAATGATTTCTTGATATGATAAACATACCGACCCTTATTCAGCTTTACAACGGAATTAAATCCGATTTACAAACTCAGTATAATGTAACAATTACTGCAGGGAAAAGTATGCTCAATGCTTTTGCAATGACACAAGCGGCAAAGCTGAAATCATTTTATCTGGCCATTGCGAATCTTCAAAAGAACATTTTTGTTGATACAGCGGATCCGGAAGCAATCGGAGGAACCCTTGAAAGATTCGGGCGCGTAAAACTTGGGAGAAATCCTTTCCCGGCGGTCGCAGCTCAATATACAATACAATTAAGCGGAACCGCTGGAGCAATTATTAATGCATCAACCACTTTCAAAAGTGATGATAGTTCAGAAAATCCGGGCAATTTATTCATTCTTGATAATGAATATATAATGATTGGGAGCAGCGATACAATCGTTCTCAGGGCATTAAACTCAGGTACTATAAGCGCATTAAATATAAACGATACTCTTACGGCAACTTCCCCAATCGCGCTAGTAAATTCAAGCGTTTATGTGACGGCCCAAACCGTTCAACCTTTGGATGCTGAAACCATTGAAGCATACCGGCAGGCAATCATTCGCTCATATCAACTTTCTCCCCAGGGGGGATCAGCGGTTGATTATCGTTTATGGTCCCAGGACGCTCAAGGGGTTGCAAACGTTTACCCTTATGCTTCCTCCGGGAATGTAAATGAGATTGATCTTTATATTGAATCTATTATAGCCGATTCAACTGATGGAAAAGGTACGCCATCCGGATCAATGATTTCCGCAGTTCAAAGCGTGGTTGAGTTTAATCCCAATTCAAGCCTTCCAATCTTGGAAAGAGGGCGGAGGCCGCTAGGAGTTTGGCAGGTCAATTATTTGCCAGTTTCAATTATTACAGTTGATATAACCATTACAGGTTTTTCGGGGATTACAACCGCGCAAAAGGCAATTTTATTGCAAGCCTTTACATCTGCCATAAGTATGGTAAGACCTTTTGTTTCAGCGGCGGACATTTTGATTAATAAGAATGATATTATTGATATAAATAAACTCATTGGAATAATTATTACAGCCATTCCGGGAGCATTATTTACAAGCGTAGCATTTAAAATTAATGGGGCTTCATCAAGTTCAAATCAATTCCTTTTAGGAAATATTCCATCCTTAAACTCTGTTTTATATGTCTAAGATTGGGGATGAGCTTTTATTGCTTGCAAGGCAGTTATATCCTGATGGTCGCGCTTTTATGATGCCCGAGAAGAGCAAACTCGAAGCTCTTCATATTGCATTGGGGCAAAGTGATGAAAGGTCCTATAATGATGCGGTAAGTATTTTAAATGATATACTTCCGGATAATGCAGGGTTTACTCTTGATGATGCGACTGATTGGGAAAGGAGATTAGGGCTCATTACAAATATTGCCGTTCCGTTGCCTGCAAGAATGGCTCTCATACTTCAAAAGCTCAATCAGCCAGGAAACAATCCGGCAAAGGGATCGTATTTATACTTACAAGAACAGTTGAATTTAGCCGGGTTTACAGTTACGGTTTATGAGAATCGTTTCCCGGCTTATCCAAGTGGTTATACAACGCTTACTCCGGAACAATTAACGGGATTAAATGTGTTTCAAACACTTAATCGCCACGGAGAATTTCGCCACGGAGAAAGAAGGCATGGCAGTCATTATAATAATATGGTGGTTAATCATATTGATGAATCATTAGATGAACTTTTTGGATTTGCTGGGGATTGGAGAAATACTTTTTATGTATGCGGTTCTCCGGCAGGAACATTTGCAAATGTTCCAATCGCCCAAAAGGATCAATTTAGACAATTAATTTTAAAAACCAAGCAAGTTCAAACCGTCGGTTTCTTGCTTATAAACTACATATAAGATGATCCCTTTAAAAAACAAACCAAATGTTATTGCTCCCAATATAACATTTTCTTATGGGAGTATTAAAGATGATACTACACCTGGAGCAAATGATGGGACTCCTGTTAATACTGAAGTTTATTCGGATATGCATATGTTTTTTGAATCGCTTATGGCGGCTGCAGGCATAGCTCCTAATAATACATCAGAAAATGATGTGAATGGATATCAATTAATCGACGCCCTAACAACTCTTATCGGGAGTTCAATAAATTCTCCCTGGAGGGCCATAGGGTCAGGGGGACAGCCAGCATTTACAAACTCTTGGGCAAATGTTGGAAGCGGATATACGCCTGCAAGAATCAGAAAAGAGTGTGGAGGAACCATTTTAAGAATTACAGGAGCAATTACGGGAGGAAACAATACGGCTGCCTTTACACTTGTTGGCTCGGATATACCAACATATTCATGTTATAGGCCGATTACACAAGGCGTGGTGGCGGTTGGAGTTATGTATGTGCAAGGGGTTTCTGATTCAAATCCAGGCAGGGTAACAATTTATGCAAATGGAACATCGGCAGTTGCAGTTGATATCGACACTACAATCGTATTGAACTAATGAAGATTAAAAAATATTCTTTTGTAAATCTCGCCGATGCAGCAGATTGTGAACAGGTTGAGGATGTTGTTTATGTAGATCGATTTAATAAAGTGGCATATTTGAAATGCCCTTGCGGTTGTAATTCTCAAATCGTTCTCAATCTTATTCCGGGAGTTATGCCTTGTTGGTCTATCTCAGAAAATACCATCAAGCCATCAATCCAAAGAATTGTGGGTTGCAAGTCTCATTTTTCAATTATCAAGGGAATTGTTCAATGATCTTAAACGTAAACATAGGAGAAGCGGTAAAATTCACTCAGAAATTGAAAGAGCTAAATCGCTCTGCATTTCCGAGCGCGGTCCGCGGTGCGCTTAATAAGGCGGTCTATGATGTTAAAACAAATACAATGCCTTTTAAAGCTGCGGAGGATTTTGTAAACAGATCCCCGAATTTCTTTAGAGCAAACAGTAAGTTTGAAAACGCGTCCGGATTCAATGTAAATTCAATGGTTTCAAAAGTCGGGTTTACTGAGACGAATTTAAAGGGAGGCAATAATTTTGCCGTAAAGGATCTTCAGCAACAAGAATATGGAGGAGTAATTGATAAAAGGTCTTATGTGCCTCTTGAGGGTGCGCGTGGAGGTTCAATGGGATCTCTCGTTAAGCCCAATGCAAGATTAAGAAAGATTCGAAAGATTGCTAATCCGATCAATGTCAAAGCAAAGAATCCCAGGCAGGCTTTTGTGAAATCTGTTTATTTCGCCGGAAAGGGTGGATATGTTCTTGGAGAGCATAATGGTAACGGAATATTATGGCGGGTAAATTCCCTCAATAAAACAGAAGGGGGACAATTCAAATTAACCGCCATGTATTCTTTCAAGGAAAACAGAAAGGTCAGGGTTAAGGGAACATCATTCATGAAGGAAGCAAGCTTAAAATCGGCTTCAAAGATGGAATCATATTATGCTGAAGAGGCTCAAAGGCAAATTAACAAATTAGAAGGAGGGCACCATTAATGAGCTGGCTTGATCTTATTCAAAACAATTTGGTTATTACAACGGGAGACGGGAAACAGTTTACCCCGTCATGGCTCAATGCGACCAAAGTAAAGGATTTTAATATTTCCGAGTTTGAATTTCCGAATGTTGATGGAACACTTGTAAAAAGAGGCAGGCCCTTGGGAAGGAAATATGCGCTTGAAATATATTTTCAGGGAGATGATCATATTACTCAGGCGGACGATTTTGATTTTTCCTCAAACGATCCCCGGCCCTGGAAAATAAACCATCCCTTTTACGGTAATATAATTGTTCAACCCACTTCCCTTGCTTTTGATAATACCGCCTTTAATCTTACAAAAATAACAGGGCTTGTTATTGAAACGATTGTGGATAACAATCCAACGACAACCATTAACATCGTTGATTCAATTGCCACGTTACAAGTTTTATTGATGCAGAACTTTTCCGATCAGCTTGTTAATCCCGCGCCTTCGGATATTGCTCCAATTTTGTATAATAACAAAAGAAACTTTAACGTTGCGATTCCGATTATAAAACTCCCAAAGGAGTTTGAAGAGTATAATCAGCTTTTCAATCAGGCGAATGCAGCAGTTAATAATGCGCTCGCTTATCCAAAAACAGCCATAACATTAACCCTGGCCTTTATCACTAAACCGGCCATGTTTACTTCAAATCTTCAGACTAGAATTAACACCCTGCAGCAGCAATTCGAAAACTTGAGAGTTAATGTAAATGGGTTAACGAGCGTTTCATCAAAGCAATTTTATCAAACATTTGCCGGAGGAGTGGTGGCGGCCATTCTATTCGGATCTTCTTTACCATTGATCGCCGGGGATGTTATTACCGCTAATCAGGTTCTTGCAATCATTGATCAAGTTACGGGGATATATAGTAATTATAGAACGGATCTCGATTCAATTCAGTCTCCAAATGGCGGCAATCCATCTTACTTCATTCCGGATGCAAATAGTCAAATAACATTAAACGATTTGTTTAATCAAGCTATTTCCAATCTTTTTAGGATTGCACTCACATCAAAACAACAAAGAACATTACTCGTTGAGTGTGACACGAATATTATTTTACTTACCCATCGGCTTTACGGGCTTGATCCGTTTGATAATAATATCAATGAATTGATGGCTGAAAATAACCTCGGATTAAATTCAATCCTGCAAATAAAGAAGAATACTCCGATATCGTATTATATATGAAGCTGATTATAAATGATAGGATACATAAAAGAACCATTGATTATTTCAATGATTTTCATCTTACCCTAAAACATGATTGTATTGCGAGCGGTTTTTCATTTCGTTTTTATTTTGATCCGAAAAATAAGGACCACGCCGAGCTTGCCTGTGTAAGTCATTATCATGAGGCAACGATTGAACACAATGGAGAGAAGCTTATTACCGGATATATTCTTGCAAATACTTTTAACAATGGGGCAAAACCCCAATTAGTTGAAATAGCAGGATATTCAAAGCCTGGAACGCTTGAGGATTGCGATATACCTCCCACCTCACTTTATAAGGGATGTTATCCGCTTGAAACAACCGGGCTTTCTTTAAAGGAAATCATTGAGAAATTATTAAAGCCTTTCAGTATTGGGCTTGTAATTGATTCGTCCGTTGATCAGGATTCAAAAATCCAATTCCAGGAAGCCGGAACCGTTAATTTGGTTGACGGTCAAATGCAGGATAGCCCGGCACAAATATTTGCGGTTGATTCCGCCTCCCTTTCGGATTCGGTTGATAGGAAGATAAATAAGGCCAATGCTAGACAGGATCAGAACATCCGTTCTTATATCATGGAACTTTGTACTCAAAGGAATATTATTTTAAGCCATGATGTAAACGGGAATCTTTTACTTACCCGGGCTAATACAACCCAGGCAGCCATTATGGATTTTGATGTTCCTGAAGGAGGGCTCCCGGGGATTGAAATGAGTATGTCGTTTAATGGGCAAGGAATACATTCTCATATCGTTGTAATGAGCCAGCCGGATATAACCGGAGACAACGCTGGGGAGGAAACCATTGTAAATCCTTATTGCCCGATTTTATTCCGCCCCAAGGTTGTAATTCAAACATCCGGAACAAACGTTTCCCTTCCGGAGTTTGCCAGGCAGCAATTGGGAGCCGAATTAAAAAACATTGTTTTAACTATTTTGATTGATCGGTGGGATCTCAATGGGAAGTTGATCAAGCCTAATTCAATGATAACGGTTTACAATCCGGCTTGTTTCATCTATAAGAAGCTAACGCGCTTTTTTGTACAGGATGTTGAATATATAGGGGATGCAAAGAAAATGACCGCTAAACTAACCTGTGTGCCTCCTGAAGCGTATAACAAACAATCGGTTCAAAATATCTTTGTTGATCCGCACCATAACTTCCCAAGGATATGAATCTGATAAAGATTTACTCATCAACGGTTGATAATCTTCAGAGGAGGGTGGTTAAGTTCTTGCGTTTCGGAAAGGACGATGTGCGTACCTCCTTTCAGACCGGACCGTATGGAATCGATCATAATCCTATAAAGGATATGCTCGCGGTTTACGGGGAGACAACAAAAAATGGAGATACGGTAATTATTGGGTATAGGGGAACGCGGATAATGCGGTCCGGTACAATCCTTTGAATACTGCTCATACCCAACTTCAAACGTTAATCAATGCGGAGCTTGCTAAAATTGCCACCGCTATTTTGGGGGTGGGGGGATCATATGCACCTACGCCATTAAATGTGAGTATTACAGCGGCTAAAATCAATCAAATCAAAACACCATGAGAGAGCTAATCGCCTCGTTTTTCCTTGTTGTATATTATTTCTTCAAAGAAAAAGTTTTTAGAATCAAACCAAAAGTCTAAATTTGTTAGACATGATCATATACGATTCATATAGCTCATTCGATATTTACGTCAACCAGGCGGCTGATGATAAAGCCCGTTTAACAAAACTGAAGGCAATCATTGATGCGCTTTATGGCGTTGCAATGACCGCTGCCGCGGATGAAAATATTACTGAATACATCCTGGACGACGGGCAAACCAAGATACAATGCAATTACCGTGGGGTGGATGCCATCATGAAAACCATTACCGGGCTTGAGAAGATTCAACAAAGATTGATGAATAAGCTTATGGGGCGCGTATTCAGGCTTCAGGACGGCAAATCGTTCAATCAAAATCCTTACAATAATGGCCGGTACTAAATCTCTCTTCGATAGAATCAAAGTTTTTTTAAATCCAACCCCAACGATTGA